TCGCTGTTCGACAATGTGCAGCAGCGCATAGCCAAGGAAAAGGTACAGGATGCCGTGGAGGAGATACGGGGTCGTTTCGGCAAAGCCGCCGTCACTTATGCATCTCTGCTTGGCGACTTAAAAATGCCCGCAGACGGACGAGATAAGGTTATAATGCCGGTTATTATGTATCAATAGCGCAGGTTTTGTAAAAATTTCATCCAAACTACTTGACAAGGTACGGATCTATGGATATAATATTGTTAGCATAACTGCTAACAAGCAAACAAGCAGCCGTGCTAATTCGATTCACCGTTGTGATGAGAGTTGCCCGTAATTTATGATAAGAGTGCCGAGAAGAAAAACAAATAGGCGAAAATGAATCAATAACAGGGCTTATAATGTTAAGTAGAAAAGGTGAACGACATGAACACACAGTACCAGAATTTTGGAGAGTTCCTGCAAAGGAAGCGCACTGAGAAACAAATCACGCTCCGCAAGATGGCGGAAATGATTGGGATTACTGCGCCCTATCTGACTGACATTGAAAAGGATCGCCGTAACCCTCCTGAAATGGAGAAGCTGGAGCTGATCTCTCGAATTCTCATGCTGAACGACGAGGATAAAACTACGATGTATGATCTGGCTGGCAAAAAGAGAAACTCTGTTGCCCCGGACCTGCCTGACTATATCATGGAACACGACTATGTGTCCGCTGCGCTCCGCACGGCACGTGACCTTGATGCAAGCGAGGCTGACTGGTTGAAGTTCGTCGAGGAGCTCAAGCAGCGAAAGGGGTAATTTATAAAGATGTACACTCCCTCTCTTCGAGTGAAGAACAACGGCGTACCGATTTTGAGCAAAGCCGAGATCGATGCCATTGGAGAGCGGTTCGTAAAGGATTTTCAGCCGGAGGTCCTTACAAATCCTTCGCCCGTGGACATTGAAGGCTTTATAGAATTCTATCTCGGAATGACGCCGGATTATCAATATCTGTCCCACAATGGCGTGTACCTTGGGATGACTGTTTTTAACGACACCAATAAGGTGCCGGTTTTTGACCCTGCCACAAATCGGGCGGAGTATATCAGTGCCAAGGCCCGTACCGTCATCATCGACAACCGCCTTCTGGATGAGAGCCAACGGCATCGTTACCGCTTTACGCTCGGACATGAGGGTGGGCATGACATCTTCCATTCCGGCTATTTCTCGTATAACTCCGACCAGGTATCCATTTTTGACGATGAGCTCATCGCCCCCATGATACAATGCCGAGTCGACAATGGCATGACAAATAAATCGGACACTCGCAAATGGGACGACCATGACTGGATGGAATGGCAGGCCAACCATCTGTCCGCTGCCGTTTTGATGCCGAAGACACCCATCATACAAATGGCAAAGTACCACGGGGACAAGCTGAAATATCCTCCCTCTATGGGGATGTTTATCGCCCAAGTCTCCGCAGTCTTTGATGTTTCCATCCAGGCGGCGACAAACAGGCTCAAAGACCTCGGTTACATCAAAACCAACGATACGACCGATTATTCCTACGCTTCTGCCATCATGGATTTTGCAGGCGTGGTCGGTTCTTGAGCGTCCATATCGAAAACTACAGCGGGTTTTACCGCCCGCTGTGTTTTTTTACAGCAAGCGTTAGCAAGTTTGCTAACAAGGTAACATTAAGGAGGTGGTGCCTATGACTACAGCAAGAAAGGAGGACCCCGATGGTAGCGTACCGAGATTGTAAAGGACATCTCGTCTGCATGGCGGATGCCCAGACAGGGATCGTTGAGATCCAGCACAAAGACCGTGCGGTAAGAATGACCGTGCCTGTGGGCGACAGCTTCACAGTGACACTGCGTGATACCGAAACGGTTATGACGCGAGTCAGCACAAGGGCTTTTCATGTAAAAAGCCATCCCCGCGCTGCGTAAGCACAAAAGAGAATAACAAGTCCGCAGAGCTGCAAGACGGCCAGGATTTAGCCTCCCCTTTATGGGGTGCGCTATGTCCCGGTCGTCTTTTGTTTTTCCCGAAGATCTGAAAAAACTTATGTACCCTTGGGGCAAGTAGCTCCACTAAATTTTATCTCAAAGCCTTGAGATGCGCATTAGAGGCGGCGGGATACATAGAGAACCGAAAAACCCAACAAGGATTTTTTGAACTCGATGTACCCACCGTGCTTTGCCATGCCTTCTTGTAGGATCTGTCTGCCGGTGTTGTCCATCGTGACCACCGGCTCTTTTTGTGTCCCGACCGCTCGATGCCGTCTCAAGCGGAAAGGACACATTATGAAAATCAAATACGCATTCTTGGACGGAACAGTGACGGAGGTCGAGGTTTCTGACGAAATCGGTGCCGTCATCATCGACAGCCGTAAGGCGGAGCACGCGCAGGACGAGCGTCATCGCTACCATTGCTACTCCTACGACGCCATCGACTACGAGGGCGAGGAGTACGGTGCTTGCGACGAATATGCCGTGGAGGATGATTCGGCAGAACAGACCGCTCGTATCCGAGAAGCCTTCTCACATTTGACTGCCACCCAGCAGCGCCGGCTTCGGCTTTACGCAAACGGCAAGACCCTGCGGGAAATCGCTGCCATCGAAGAGGCCAGCTTTCAGTCTGTTTCCGAGTCCATCGAGGCAGGCAGAAAAAAGTTTTTGAAAATTTTCCGCCAGACACCCTGACAAATCCACGATTTTTCTGGGTACACCGGAAGGCAACAAAATACAAGCCCTCCGGAAAGGACGGTAACCCCGTATGAGACACAACTTGAATATCCGTGTTTCAGACAAGCCCAGAAACGGCGGCGTAGTTGCTTGCAGAACGGTCAGCATTCGCGAGAAACTCTTCACCTTGCTTCTGGGTCCCAAGCAGAAGGTAATGGTCGTGGTTCCCGGCAACACTGTCGAGTCCATCGCCATCACCGAAGTTCCGATGGGAGGTGGTGTACATGAGTAAGGTCAAGCTCCTGCTCGATGTGGTCGAGGATCTTCGCTCCCTGGCGGACAGCGTTCAGGCTGTGGCAGATGCCATGCTGCAGAACGAGCCGACTGTCGATGCAGAGCCGAAGACGCCTGCACCTGCTCCCCAAAAGGAGCTGACGCTGGAAGAAGTCCGAGCAGTCCTCGGTGAAAAGAGTCGAGCCGGATTCACGGCCGAGATCCAGGCGCTCCTTAAAAAGTACGGTGCTCCGAAGCTCTCCGGCATCGACCCCAAGCACTATGAGGCACTGCTCAAGGATGTGGAGGTGCTGAAGGATGCCCCCTAATCGTCACGCAGTCCTCTCGGCATCTTCCTCCCACCGCTGGCTCCACTGCAACCCATCCGCAAGGTTGGAATTGGAGTTCGAGGACAGAGAAACGGAAGCCGCAGCCGAAGGCACAGCCGCTCATGCGCTGGCAGAACACAAGCTCCGTAAGGCACTGAAGATGCGCTCCACCCGCCCTGTCAGCAAGTACGATTCCGACGAGATGGAGATGTACACGGACAGTTACCTGGAGTTCGTTCTGGAAGCCATTGAGGAAGCCCGGCAGGATTGCCCGGACCCAAAGGTGCTCATTGAGCAGCGGCTGGACTTCTCCTGCTATGTGCCGGACGGCTTCGGCACCGGCGACTGCCTCATCGTGGCAGACAAGCTCCTCCACATTATCGATCTGAAGTACGGCCAGGGCGTGTTGGTGAATGCCGAGGAAAATCCGCAGATGATGCTGTATGCGCTCGGCGCACTCCGTATCTTCGATTGTCTCTACGACATTGAGACAGTTTCTATGACCATCTACCAGCCGCGCCGAGAGAATGTCAGCACCTGGGTCATTCCCGTTGCCGAGCTTCGGGATTGGGCGGAAAAGACACTGAAACCCAAGGCCGAGCTTGCCTTCAAAGGTGAAGGTGAATACTGCCCCGGAAGCTGGTGCCAATTCTGCAAGGCGGCGGTCAAGTGCCGAGCCAGAGCCGAGGCCAAGCTCCAACTTGCCAAATACGAATTTGCCCAGCCACCTCTGCTTTCCGATGCGGAGATCGGCGACATTCTCAGCAAGCTGGAGGACCTTACCAAATGGGCAAATGAGCTCATGGCCTACGCCCAGGACGCAGCGGTCAACCACGGAAAACAGTGGCCCGGCTACAAGCTGGTGGAGAGCCGCACCAATCGCAAGTACACCGATGAGGATGCCGTTGTCGCTGCTGCCCATGCGGCCGGGTATACCGACATCTTCAAGAAGTCCCTCATTCCCATCACCGAGATGGAGAAGCTCATGGGCAAAAAGACCTTTGCCGAGGTGCTCGGCAGTCTGGTTGTCAAGCCCAAAGGAAAGCCGACGCTCGTTCCCGCATCCGACCGGCGTCCGGCTATTACGACCACGGGTGCAAAACAAGACTTTACCGACTATAAAGGAGAACTGTAATTATGGCTAACAAGATGAATTCGACCAAAGTTGTGACCGGCGTTGTCCGCCTGTCCTACGCAAACGTGTGGGAGCCTGCCTCCATCAATGGCAGCAACCCCAAGTATTCCGTGTCCCTCATTATTCCGAAATCCGATAAGCAGACCCTCGACGCCATCAACGCCGCCGTGGACGCTGCCATCAAGGAGGGCGTCGCCAAGTTCGGCGGGAAGATCCCCAACAAGGCGGCTCTGAAGCTCCCGCTCCGTGACGGCGATACCGAGCGTGACGATGAAGCCTACAAGAACAGCTTCTTCGTAAACGCCAACAGCACCACCGCTCCTCAGATCGTGGACCGCAGCGTTCAGCCGATCCTTGACCGCTCCGAGGTGTATTCTGGCTGCTATGCCAGAGTGTCCGTCAACTTCTACGCCTTCAACTCCAACGGCAACCGCGGCATCGCCTGTGGTCTTGGCAACATCCAGAAGGTTCGTGACGGTGAGCCTCTCGGCGGCAAGTCCTCTGCGGCTGACGATTTCGCCACCGACCTGGACGACGACTTCCTGTCCTGAGAAAGGAGTGCAACACAATGGAACTGATTCAGAACATCCTGGTAACCGCCCTCCTTGGCATCTGGGCCTGCCTCAGCATCGGCTTCTTCATTTGGTTGGTGCAGGGCATCAGCAATGACCACAAGCGCGAAAAGCGTGAGAAGGAACAGGCTTCCCGTGACCTGGAATACCACGAGAAGCGCATGAAGGAATTGAAATAACCCCAGACGGCTCTGTGGGTGGCAGGAATTGACCTCTGCCACCCATATTCCGTAGGAAGGAATGCGTATGAAAACACTTAGCATCGATATTGAGACCTTCTCCTCCGAGAACCTCACCAAATGCGGCGTGTACCGCTATGCCGAAGCCCCGGATTTCGAGGTACTGCTTTTCGGCTACTCAGCAGACGGTGCTCCGGTGAAGGTCGTGGATCTGGCTGCCGGAGAAACGATTCCTGCTGATGTCCGCTCTGCGCTGACCGACCCTGCCGTGACCAAATGGGCATTCAATGCACAATTCGAGCGCGTGTGTCTGTCCCGCTATCTTGGATACCCAACCGGACAATATCTCGACCCGTCCTCCTGGCACTGCACGATGGTCTGGGCGGCGACCCTTGGACTGCCGCTTTCGCTGGAAGGCGTCGGTGCCGTGCTGGGCCTCGAAAAGCAGAAGCTCAAAGAAGGCAAAGACCTCATCCGGTATTTCTGCACTCCGGCAAAAGCAAGAGACGGCTCGCTTATTCGACATTATCCGACAGATGCGCCGGAGAAATGGTCGCTGTTCAAAGCCTACAACCTTCGAGATGTGGAAACGGAAATGTCCATTCAGCAGAAGCTCTCCAAGTTCCCGGTCACGGAATCCGAGTGGCGCAACTACACCCTCGATCAGCAGATCAACGACCGGGGCATCATGCTCGACCGCACCCTCGTCACCCAGGCGATTCGCTGTGATGAACGCTTCAAGCGGACGCACATGGAGCAGGCCCGCTCGGTGACCGGCTTGGATAACCCCAACAGTCCGGTGCAGCTCAAAGCATGGCTTGCCGAGAAAGGCGTGGCGGCGGATTCACTCTCCAAGGCCGCCGTGGCAGATATGCTCGAAAAAGCGGACGGTGAAGTGGAGCTGGCGCTCTCCCTGCGGCAGGAGCTTGCCAAGAGCAGCGTCAAGAAATACACGGCCATGCAGACCGTGGTGGGTTCGGATGACCGGGCCAGAGGGCTTATCCAGTTTTATGGCGCCAACCGCACCGGTCGCTATGCCGGTCGACTCATCCAGGTGCAGAACCTGCCGCAGAACCATCTGCCGGATCTGGACACCGCACGGGCACTGGTCCGCAGCGGCAATACGGACGCCGTGGAAATGCTCTATGACTCCGCACCGCTGGTACTGTCCGAGCTTATCCGCACCGCCTTTGTGCCGAAACCCAGCTGCCGTTTTTATGTGGCAGACTTCTCCGCCATCGAGGCGAGGGTCATCGCATGGATCGCCGGGGAGCATTGGCGGCAGGAGGTTTTTGCAAACGGTGGCGACATTTACTGCGCTTCCGCTTCGCAGATGTTCCATGTCCCCGTAGAAAAGCACGGCGTGAACGGGCATCTGCGGCAGAAAGGCAAAATTGCCGAGCTGGCTCTTGGCTACGGTGGCTCCGTGGGTGCGCTGAAAGCAATGGGCGCACTGAACTACGGCTTACAGGAAGAAGAACTGAAACCGCTGGTGGATGCCTGGCGTCTGTCCAACCCCCATATTACAAAGTTCTGGTGGGATGTGGACAAAGCAGCTTCAACCTGCGTCCGAGAGCGAACTGCCACAGAAACACACGGCATTCGCTTCTATTATCAGAGCGGCATAATGTTCGTGGTGCTGCCCTCCGGCAGACGGCTCGTGTATGTAAAACCGAAAATGGGTCTGAACCGCTTCGGCAATGAGTCCGTGACCTATGAAGGTGTCGGCGAACAGAAAAAGTGGCTGCGGCTGGAAAGCTACGGACCCAAGTTCGTGGAGAACATCGTCCAGGCAACGGCAAGGGACATTCTTGCGGAAGCTATGCTCCGGCTGAATGTTGCCGGGTACCGCATCGTCATGCACGTCCACGATGAAGCGGTCATCGAAGCACCGCCGGATACTTCTTTGGAGAATATCTGCTCCGTCATGGGGCAAACGCCCACTTGGGCATCGGGGCTGCTGCTCCGAGCAGACGGCTATGTCTGCGATTTTTATAAGAAAGACTGAGGTGACCCAAATGGGAGTCAATAAATTTAATTGCGAGGGGTATTACGACCCCACTGCTTACGAGGCACTGACGAAGATCGAGCAGGAAGCCAAGGCACTTCGAGCCTTCCGTCCTGTGGTGTATATCTGCTCTCCGCTGGCCGGGGATATGTTGAAGAACCAGGAGAACGCCCGTACTTACTGCCGCTTCGCCGTAGAATCCGGGTGCGTACCCATCGCACCGCACATCTATTTCACCCAATTCATGAATGACAATGACCGCAGGGAGCGTGACTTGGCACTGTTCATGGACATCGTCCTACTCTCCAAATGCGCCGAGCTGTGGGTGTTCGGAGAGAAAATCACCAGCGGCATGAGCATTGAGATCGAGAAGGCCAAGCGGAAAGGTCAGCTTATCCGTTACTTTACCGAAAACTGTGAGGAGGTACACAGATGAAGATCGCAGTCGGCAATAGCCGCATGGATAAAAAGTGGAAGAACCAGGACATCTCCTGGGCGGATCTCTGCGCCCGCTGCGGCAGCACCATCCGCACCACCGAAACGGTCGAAGAATACCGCAAGCTGAAAAAGGGTCAGCAGGACGGCATCAAGGATGTGGGCGGCTTCGTCGGAGGGCATCTCCGGGAAGGTCGCCGCAAAAACGGCATGGTGCTGTGCCGCTCTCTGCTTACCTTGGATATGGACTACGGCACCCCGGATATCTGGGATGAAATTACGCTGTTCCACGATTTCAAGTGCTGCGTCTATTCCACCCATAAACACACGCCGGAGCATCCCCGCCTTCGTTTGCTCATTCCGCTGAAACGGGAGATCAGCGAGGAGGAATATCCGGCAGTCGCCCGCATGGTGGCAAAGGAGATCGGTATTGACCTATTTGACGATACCACTTACGAGGCATCCCGGCTCATGTACTGGCCTTCCACCTCCTCTAACGGCGAGTTTTTCTACAAGGTGCAGGACGGTGCAGAGCTTGACCCGGATGAGTACCTTTCCCACTACGATGATTGGCACGACGCCTCCACCTGGCCGGTTTCCAGCCGCCAGTCCGAGGTGATGCAGCACAGTATCGCCCAGCAGGCCGACCCGCTGACAAAGCCGGGTGTGGTGGGTGCTTTCTGCCGTGCCTATACCGTGGAGGAAGCCATCGATGCCTTTCTCTCGGAAGTGTATGCGCCGTCTGCCATGAACGGCCGTTACGACTATATCCCCGCCGATTCGTCTGCCGGTGTCATCGTCTACGATGGCAAATTCGCATACAGCCACCATGCCACCGACCCGGTCTGCGGTCGGCTGCTGAATGCTTTTGACCTGGTGCGACTGCACCGCTTCCGTGACCTGGATGATAAGTGCGCACCAGATACCGCACCCAGCAAGCTGCCGTCTTTCCAGGCAATGTCGGATTTCGCCCTCAAGGACGAGAAGGTCAAAGCGGTGTTTGCCGAGGAGCGCAAAGCCCAGGCAAACGAGGAGTTCTCCGACGAGGACTGGCAGAAAGCCTTGGAGCTGGACAAGGCCGGCAAGGTAAAAAACACGCTGCAGAACCTCACCGTGATCCTCATGAACGACCCGCTTCTGAAACCGCTGGTGTTCAATCAGCTTCTGGACGGCATGGAGATCAAGGGCGATGTGCCTTGGCGACACCCCTCGAAATTCTGGCGGGATGCGGATGATGCCCAGCTTATCAGCTATGTGGATTCCCACTACGGCACCTTTTCTGCAAGAAACTATGACATCGCCGTGGCGAAGGTCACGGACGACCGCTCCTACCATCCCATTCGGGAGTTCATTGAAAATCTGCCGGAGTGGGACAAGGTTCCCCGTGTGGACACGCTTCTCATCGACTACCTCGGCGCAGACGACAACGAATATGTCCGTGCCGTCACCCGGAAGACCCTCTGCGCTGCCATCAAGCGTGTGCTGTATCCCGGCTGCAAATTTGACTCCATGCTTGTTCTGAACGGTCCCCAGGGTGTCGGCAAAAGCACCCTCATTGCAAAGCTGGCCGGAGAGTGGTTCTCCGACAGTCTGAACCTGGGCGACACCAAGGATAAGACCGCCGCCGAAAAGCTGCAGGGATACTGGATTTTGGAGATCGGTGAACTGGCAGGACTCAAAAAAGCCGAGGTGGAGACTCTACGTTCCTTCCTCTCCAGGCAGAATGACATCTACCGTGCGGCATTCGGCAAGAGAGCCACTCCACATCTTCGCCAGTGCGTGTTCTTCGGCACCACCAACGCAGAGTCAGGCTATCTGCGGGACACCACCGGAAACCGCCGCTTCTGGCCGGTCAAGACGCCTGGTACGGGCATCAAACACTCCTGGGATCTGACCCCGGAGCTGATCTGCCAGATCTGGGCGGAAACGCTGGTGTATGTGAAGCAGGGCGAGAAGCTCTATCTGAGCGCCGAATTGGAAGCCCTGTCGAAGGCAGAACAGCGGGAGGCGATGGAGTCCGACGAGCGTGAAGGGCTTGTCCGGCTGTATCTCGACACGCTGCTCCCGGAGGATTGGGACGGCATGGACATCTTCGAGCGCCGCTACTTCCTCACAGGCAGCGACTTCGGCGATACCCAAAAGCATGGTACGGTCAAGCGCACCCAGGTGTCCAACATGGAGATCTGGTGCGAATGCTTCGGCAAGGAACGTGCCAATATCCGCAGAACGGACAGCAACGAGCTGACCGCCATCCTTGCCCGCCTGGGTTGGAAGCGGCTGGATAGCAAGGTGCGTATCCCGCTTTACGGTCCGCAGTATGTCTTTGTTCCCAAGGAGTGTTCCTAATGAAAATGACTGTACCCGACATCCTTCGGAACAGGTTCCGGGAAGAAGCATATCCGCTCGGCACATTTATGGGAACACCTCATGGGAACGGCGGCGGCCCCATAAGTGCCAAAGAAAACAGGCGGTCTTGTTCCTGTGTTCCTAACCTTTCTTATATATCGAAAGAAGAAGGAATAAAGAGCAACAAGCACGCAATACCCGCATTTGCGCACGTAAAGGACTTTTCGAGTTTTGAGAACACAGGAGGTCATTATGCGTGAGAAAACGATAGAAGCAAAGCTGGTGCAGGCTGTACGCACAAAAGGCGGTCTTGCTCCGAAGTTTACAAGCCCCGGCCTTGATGGAGTACCGGACCGTCTGGTGCTCCTGCCCGGCGGCAGAATCGCCTTCATTGAGTTGAAAGCACCGGGCAAAACACTCCGCCCTCTGCAAGTAAGGCGAAAAAGGCAGTTAGAAGCACTCGGCTTTTCGGTGTACTGCATCGATAGTCCCGAACAGATTGGAGGGATACTCAGTGAAATACAGTCCTCATGACTACCAGGCGTATGCCACGAACTTCATCCTGGAGCATCCAATCTCCGCTGTATTCCTTGACATGGGTCTTGGTAAGAGCATCATCACGCTTTCCGCCATCTTCGACCTTTGCCTCGACAGTTTTCTGGTTCGCAAGGTGCTGGTCATCGCTCCGCTGCGTGTCGCCAGAGATACATGGCCTACGGAGATCCACAAGTGGGATCATCTGCATGGGCTGACCTACTCGGTGGCTGTCGGTACAGAAGCAGAGCGCAAGGCGGCACTCCGGCAGCGGGTCAGCGTGTACATCATCAACCGGGAGAATGTCCAGTGGCTCATTGAGGAGAGCGGCATCCCTTTCGACTACGACATGGTGGTCATCGATGAGCTGTCCTCCTTCAAGAGCTATCAGGCAAAGCGGTTCAGAACTCTTCTGAAAGTCCGTCCCGGCATCAAGCGCATCGTGGGCCTGACCGGCACGCCAAGCAGCAACGGTCTTATGGATCTGTGGGCGGAGTTTCGCATCCTCGATATGGGCAAGCGGCTCGGTCGGTTCATCACCCATTACCGCAACACCTTCTTCCGCCCGGACAAGCGGAACGGACAGGTGGTGTTCAGCTACAAGCCGCTGCCCGGTGCGGAGGAACAGATCTACGATGCCATCTCCGACATCACCATCTCCATGAAAGCCATCGACCATTTGGATATGCCGGAGTGCGTTCATAATGACGCCATTGTGACGCTATCCGAAACAGAGCGCAAAGCCTACGATGCCATGAAACAAGACCTGGTTATCTCGCTGAAAGGCGAAGAAATCGACGCCGGGAACGCCGCAGCACTTGCGAATAAGCTCTCCCAGATGGCAAACGGAGCAGTCTACGGAGAGGACAAGCGTGTGTTTCAGATACACGACCGCAAGCTGGATATGCTGGAGGATCTCATCGAAGCCGCAAATGGGAAACCCGTCCTTGTGGCGTACTGGTTCAAGCACGACCTGGAGCGCATCTCCGAGCGGCTGCATAAGCGCCACATTCCGTTCAGCCTGCTTGATGATTCCGACAGCATCCGCAGATGGAACAGCGGTGAGCTGCCCGTGGCGCTCATCCACCCAGCTTCTGCCGGTCACGGTCTGAACCTGCAGGCAGGCGGCTCCACTCTCGTATGGTTTGGGCTGACCTGGTCGTTGGAACTCTACCAGCAGACCAACGCCCGACTGTGGCGACAGGGACAGACCGCCGATACCGTGGTCATTCACCACATTATTGCCAAAGACACCATCGACGAGCGCATCATGACTGCGCTCCGTAAAAAAGAAAAGATCCAGACCGCACTCATCGATGCGGTCAAGGCCAACTTGGAGGGATGAGAATGGAAACCTGTTATACGAACCTCGCAAACGCTATTATTCTGGCGGCAGCGAAAGACCATCGCCGTGCGCTGCGCCGTTTGAAGAAATACCCCTGGGACAAGGATGCCGAATCCGTCAGAAAGGATTGTGAGCGGTTTTTCCGCTCCAGCTGGTTTCAGACGCTTACTTCTCTGGACGGTGAGGTGCTGATCGAAAAACTCCACCGGGAGGTGTACGGCGTATGACGGCAAAGGAATATCTCAGTCAGGCATACCGCCTCGACCAGCGTATCGATTCCAACATTGCGGAGATCACCCGCCTGCGGGAAATGGCCTGCGGTATCTCCTCGCCGTCCTGGGAGGAAAAAGTGCAGACCTCTCGCAACACGGATGCGCCCTTCGTGCGGTGCCTGGAAAAGATCATGGACCTTGAAAAAGTGGTCAATGGTGAGATCGACACCCTCGTTGACTTGAAACGGCAAATCCGCACGACTGTGGACACCGTTGCCAATGTCAACGAGCGCATGGTTCTCCGCTACCGCTACATCCACAACATGACCTGGGAGCAGATCGGCGGAGAGTTGAACGCAGACGAAAGCACCATTCGCAGATGGCACAAGGCAGCTCTTTCGACAGTGGTTTTACCCACCGACCCGATTCGGATCTGAAAGACGCCGGAAATACCCGCCTTTGTCGGTAGATGCCCACCTCGACATTATGATATGATATAATCAGCGAAAAAGAATCGTGGACAGCCTCATGGGAGCAATCCCGTGGGGCTTTTCTTATGCCCGAAGGAGGTGAGCAAATGCCCAAGCGACCACTCAGACCCTGCTCTCATCCCGGCTGCCCCAACCTCTGTGACGGACAGTTCTGTGAGCAGCACCGCACGGAGGAACGCCGCAAGTACGACAAATACGAGCGCAGTTCCGATGTCAACCGCAAGTACGGCAGAGCATGGAAACGCATCCGCGACCGCTACGCCGCAGAGCATCCGCTGTGTGAACAGTGTCTCAAGGAAGGTCGGCTGACTCCGGTGCAGGAAGTTCACCACATTCTGCCCGTTTCCAAAGGCGGCACTCACGCAAGGGACAACCTTATGAGCCTTTGTCAGTCCTGCCACACCAAGATCCACCATGACCTTGGCGACCGGTAGGGGGATGAAAATCTCCGGGACCTTTTCGGTCGGGCAACGGCCCGGGGTCACGTGTGCGAAAAAGGCGAAATCAAAAGGGTAATTAAGGGAGGTGAACTCGGATGCCCACAAAATCGAATAACACAGGCGGGCGCGGCGGTGCAAGACCCGGTGCGGGAAGGAAGAAATCCGCAGTCAAGGACAAGGCCGAAAACGGGAATCCCGGCGGCAGAAAACTTGAAGTGCTGGATATTCCCGAAGTCGAGGGTGTTGTCATGCCGAAGCCCCATGATTTTCTTTCCGCCGAGCAGAGGGACGGCAGCGTCCTGCAGGCGCAGGAAATTTACACGGAAACCTGGCAGTGGCTCAAAGGCATCGGCTGTGCCGCAAAGGTGTCGCCGCAGCTCTTGGAGCGCTACGCCATGTGTTCCGCCCGCTGGGTGCAGTGCGAGGAAATGACCAACCGCATGGGTTTTCTCTCCAAGCACCCCACCACGGGAAAGCCGATCCCGTCTCCGTTTATTAACATCGGCATCAATTACATGAACCAGGCGGTTCGGCTCTGGAATGAGATCTTCCAGATCGTGAAAGAAAACTGCAGCACGGAATACGGCGAGTCTACGCCGCAGGATGACCTTATGGAACGCCTGCTCCGTGCGAGAAAGGGGTAACACCATGTTTGAAAAAGTAAATCCGTGCCACCCGGATAAGGTGGCGGACAGAATTGCCGGAGCACTCGTTGACCTGGCATACAAGAAAGCAGAAAATCCCCGCACTGCCGTTGAAGTCCTCATCGGCCACGGCGTTTGCCACATCATTGCGGAAACTTCCGTCATGCTGGATAAGGCAGCTGTCATTGCCGCCGTCCACCGCATTGCCGGAAATCTCGCCGTGGACTATGTAGAAGTGCCGCAGGACGGTCACCTCGCCGACAACCAGGCAAACGGCGTCCGCTGCGGAGATAACGGCATTTTCAAGGGAATGCCCGTGACCGAGGAGCAGAAAAAGCTCTCGCAGATCGCACGGGACATTTTCTCCGTGTATCCCTATGACGGGAAATATATTCTGGACGGCGACCGTCTCATTCTCTGTCAGAGCAATGCGTCCTCGGATGCGCTCCGAAACCTGTACCCCAATGCGGAGATCAACCCGCTCGGCGATTGGACAGGCGGCACGGATGTGGACACCGGAGCCACCAACCGTAAGCTCGGTTCGGATATGGCTGACTCGGTGACGGGCGGCGGTCTGCACGGTAAGGATCTATCCAAGGCAGATGTGTCTGTCAACATCTATGCTTTTCTCAAAGCCCAGGAAACCCGCAAGCCCGTAACGCTCTGCTGTGCCATTGGTGATGACACCGTAGACGGCAGACCGTATGAGAAAATCGTGGAGATTGCTCGAAACTATATCCGCTCGGTCGGCGGCTTTGAGAAGTTTGCGGAATGGGGGCTGGTTTGATGAAAACAACGACCGAAATGCAGCTCGTTCCCATTACAAAGCTGGTGCCGTATGTCAACAACGCCCGGACACACAGCCCAGAACAGATCAATAAGCTCCGCTCCTCGCTCCGTGAGTTCGGTTTTATCAATCCTGTCATCATCGACCGTGACTATGGCGTAATTGCCGGTCACGGTCGTATTCTTGCCGCCAAGGAGGAAGGCATCACCGAAGTGCCGTGTGTCTTTGCCGACCACCTCACCGAAGCGCAGAAGAAAGCCTATATCATTGCCGACAACCGTATGGCGATGGACGCAGGCTGGGATGAAGAACTTCTGCGCGTGGAGATCGAGTCTTTGCAGGCAGCGGACTTCGACCCGCTTCTCACCGGCTTTGACGAGAAAGAACTGTCAAAGCTGTTTGACAACGGTATTGAAGCCGAAGAGGATGATTTTGATGTGGATGCCGAGATGCAAAAGCCGACCTTCACGAAATTCGGTGACATCTGGACGCTGGGGCGGCACCGGCTCATCTGCGCTGACAGTACCAAAGAGGAAACCTACACAGCCCTCATGGACGGTCGTAAAGCGAACCTCGTCATCACCGACCCGCCCTACAATGTGAACTACGAGGGCAGTGCCGGAAAAATCAAGAATGACAATATGGCATCGGAGAAGTTTTTTGACTTTCTCTTCGATGCCTTTTCCAATATGGAGAAGGTCATGGCGGACGATGCCTCCATCTATGTGTTCCATGCCGACACTGAGGGACTGAACTTCCGCAGAGCATTTGACGCTGCCGGGTTCTACCTCTCCGGCTGCTGTATCTGGAAAAAGCAGTCCCTGGTGCTGGGACGCTCTCCGTATCAGTGGCAGCACGAGCCGTGCCTTTACGGCTGGAAAAAGAAAGGCAAGCACCAGTGGTACACCGGACGGAAAGAGTCCACCATCTGGGAGTTTGATAAGCCGAAGAAAAACGGTGACCATCCCACCATGAAGCCTATTCCGCTTCTTGCGTATCCGATTCAGAACAGTTCCATGGCAAACTCCGTGGTGCTTGACCCCTTCGGCGGCAGCGGCTCTACGCTGATTGCCTGTGAGCAAACCGACCGCATCTGCTGCACCATCGAGCTGGACGAGAAGTTCTGCGATGTCATTGTCCGCAGATACATAGAGCAGGTCGGCACGGATGAGAAGGTCAGTGTTCTGCGTGACGGCAAGGAATACAAGTTTAGTGAGGTAGCACCCCATGATGAATAAGCCTTTGACCCTCGGAAGCCTGTTTGATGGCTCCGGGGGTTTTCCGTTGGGTGGGCTGCTTGCCGGTATCACTCCCGTGTGGGCTTCGGAGATCGAGCCGTTTCCCATACGAGTGACCACCAAGCGCCTGCCATTTATGAAGCACTACGGGAACATCTCCGCTATGGACGGCGGCAAGATCGAGCCTGTGGATATTATCACCTTCGGCAGCCCGTGCCAGGACATGAGCGTGGCAGGCCGAAGAAGCGGTCTGGACGGTTCCCGTTCCAGTCTTTTCTATGAAGCCGTCCGCATTATCAAAGAAATGAGGTGTGCCACAGGTGGCAGATATCCAAGATACATCGTATGGGAGAATGTCCCCGGTGCCTTCTCCTCGAACAAGGGCGGGGACTTCAAAGCCGTCCTCGAAGCGGTCATCGGCATCGCCGAGCCGAATGCCGAGGTGCCTATGCCTGAAAAGGCACAATGGCCCTACGCCGACCTTTATCTGGGAGACGGATGGAGCGTTGCGTACCGAACTCTTGACGCACAATACTGGGGAGTTCCCCAGCGAAGACGCCGCATCTACCTTGTCGCAGATCTTGCAGGCAGAGGTGCCGGAAAAATACTATTTGAGTCAGAAGGCCTGTCTGGGTATTCTGCGGAGGGCTTCCGCTCGTGGCAAAGAGCTGCCGGAGGTTTTACGCCTTGCGTTGGAGCGGCAGGCTTCGATGGATACAACGGCAGTCTGACGGACGACACTTCCGCCACCCTCGACGTGAACTGCGGAGTCTCAACAGGTCGCAACGGCATCGTGCTGAACGACCAGGGCGGCAACCGCATGGACATCACTGAGGAGGTTACCTCCACACTCCGAGCAGAAGCACACCATCCGCCCTGCGTGATGGAGTCGGCAGGCTTCTGCACCGAGCATTCCGCAAAGAGCCGCACCATCGGCTATGAGGAAGAGTGTTCTCCCACGCTCCGTGCAGGCGTTGTTCCTGCGGCGGTGGCACTGGAAAACCATCCTACCGACAGCAGAGTCAAACTTTCCGAGGACGGGAATGTGCAGACACTGACCTCACGCATGGGCACGGGCGGCAACAATGTACCGCTTGTGATGAAGATCCGCTCCGGCTGCGAAGGCGGCGGCAAGGGTGTGCTCATTCAGGAGAATAAGTCCGCGACTCTGTCCTGTAACAACGACCAGACGCTGTTCGAGCCTTGCGGCTGGGACGGCGGACAGGTTTCTCCGACTCTCACCAAACAGAACGCAGGTGGAAATCAGCGTATGCCGGACAAGGACAATTTTACCTGCATCCTTCAACCCTTCGGCATCTGCTCCAAGGATTCCAATTCCATGAAATCTGACAATCCCCACAGCGGTATCTACGAAGCGGAAACCTCTCGCACACTGGATGCTAACGGCGGCAATCCCTCCTGTAACCAGGGCGGCATTGCCGTTGTTGCGTTTACGCAGAACCAACGGGATGAAGTTCGTGACCTGGGCGACCGCTCCGCTGTGGTGTGCGCCAACGCAGGGACGAAACAGCAGACCTATGTGCTGCAGGGCTCCATGATCGGCCGCGAGGACAGGAACGGTCCCCAGGGTGACGGCATCAACGAAGATGTCAGCTTCACCCTAAATACAATCGACCGCCACGCTGTCTATACCATGACAACCGGCAGCTTTGCCCAGGTTGCTGAAGATAAGGCTCCTACCGTCCTTGCCCGTGACTACAAAGACCCCACCGCCGTTTGCTACGGCATTGGCAGGGACACCTTCAACCAGGGGCAGAACGCCAAGTTCGCTCCGACCTTTGAGAAGGAGCTTCAGCCGACACTGGTAGCCAAAGGACCGGGTGCTATCCAAAGCGGATATACCGTCCGGCGTTTGACGCCCACCGAGTGTGCCAGGCTTCAAGGCTTCCCGGACAAATGGTGCGCCGATCTCGGTACGGAAAAACCGTCCGATGAGGAAATGTACTTCTGGCACAAGGTGTTCAAGACCTACTCCGAAGTGACCGGCTGCAAAATGAAATCCGACAAGCAGGTCGCAAAGTGGCTGAAAAACCCGTATTCCGACAGTGCGGAATATAAGATGTGGGGCAACGGCGTGGCACTTCCGTGCGTATGGTTCGTTCTGTGCGGGACCGTGTGGTATGCACAGTCCGGCGGCGATAATGCGCCGATATAATCTACACAGGAAATGTGCAGATATAGCTGGATAAGTGCCCAGCCTGACGGTAATATGTGACTACCATAAAACAAGGAGGTCACGAACATGACGATTACAATCCATGCACATGGCGCAGAGCGCAAGCGGCTGGTGCAGACCATCTCCGACTGGCTCGGTGTCCCCGCAAAGTACTGTGGCGCACCCACATTCAACTATGAGGTGGATTACTTCACCATCGACCGAAACGGCAGCCTTTCCTTTGATGACCGTACCGACAGTGAGGTCATTGAACGCCTGCTGCAGCACATCTACGATGAGGGCTTTGACATCGACCAGAGCCACACTGATGACGGGGACGAGCCTTGCGCCGTCTGCATTTCCATGCCGAGGAGTCTGTTCACCGACAGCAATCTGGAAAACCTCAAGGCACTCATTGCCGCCAAGGGTGGTCTTATCAAGAAAGCCCTCGGAGTCGCTGACCTGCCACTGGAAATCACGGACACGAAGGTTTCCTTCCCTTGGTTCCCAGCAACACCTACTCCGGAGGAACTGAAAGCCTACGATACCTTCATCTGCAAGCTGTGCGAACTGGCACGGACGCAAAAGCGAGTTTCTGCCACCGAAAAGCCCACCGACAATGAGAAGTACGCATTCCGCTGCTTTCTGCTGCGGCTGGGCTTCATCGGCGCTGAGTACAAAGAGGCAAGAAAAATCCTGCTCCGCAACCTGACAGGCAGTTCCGCTTTTAGGAGCGGCCAGTCAAAGGAGGCTGAACCATGCGAATGATCTCAAAAGAAGCCTTACAAGCCCTCCGTGGGCGGTTTCCGAAGGGCACACGGGTCGAGCTCGTGAAGATGGACGATCCCCAGGCGCCGCCCATCGGCACAAAGGGCACTGTACTGGGTGTGGACGACATCGGCTCCATCATGGTCGCTTGGGATAACGGCTGTGGCTTAAGCGTTGCCTACGGCGAGGATATCTGCCGGAGGTGCGACCATGACTGAGAAAATCCGTCAGCAGATTTTTGCCGTCCGCGCAACGGGCAGAACGAATATGTTTGACATCCATGTCGTTCTGCGTATTGCCCATGAAATGCAGTTCTATGAGTTGGTAATTTTTCTGGAGGAGCATCGCTCAGAATATGTGCGTTTCATTCTGACCGGCGAGATGTAAAATCTGTAAGATACACAGTTTCCCGCCCCAAAGATCGTGTAGTTTATATCTCCGAAATGACTGGATATATCCTCTAATTGACGGTAATATACAGTCACAACAAAAGAAACGGAGGACACGATTATGTGGAAAGAAGGCAGCATCAGAGTTAACGAAGACATTTTTCACTACTGGATAAAGCAGTACGAGGGCGGCTCCCAATGGGGCATCGAGGGCGGACGCATTTCCAAGCTGATGCTCAAGCGCAGCGGCGAGATCGTCTGCAACTACGACAGAGGTTGGGACATCGAACCCGCCGATGAAAACACCCAACTTGCCACGGAGCTGCTGCTCCACGGTGAAAACTGATCCACAACAAATTAAAAGCAACGGCTCCGAGAGGGGCTGCTGCTCGTTATACAGAAGGTCGCACTGATTTCGGTGGCGGCTATTTTTATTGCTCTGCCGGAGGGGGTGAGAAATTGCGAAAACTGAAGAATTACAAGCCGACACGGTTCATGGAGAAAACCTCCCGCTACGATGTGGACGCAGCGGATTATGCCGTGATGTTCATCGAGAGCCTCTGCCATACCAAGGGCACCTGGGCGAGAAAGCCCTTTGAGCTGATTGACTGGCAGGAGCAGATCATCCGGGACATTTTCGGTGTCCTCAAGCCCAACGGCTATCGGCAGTTCAACACCGCCTACATCGAGATCCCCAAGAAGCAAGGCAAATCGGAACTTGCCGCTGCCGTGGCACTTCTGCTCACCTGCGGTGACGGAGAGGAACGCGCCGAGGTCTACGGCTGTGCCGCCGACCGTCAGCAAGCATCCATCGTTTTCAATGTGGCGGCTGACATGGTGCGGAT